TGGTTCTGCTCCTGCAAGAATTATGCTTGAGCAAACTAACAACACTAACTGGAGTGGTGGTGAAGCATCTGGTGAAATTCTCTGGAAGAAGGGTGATGATATATTCTCTGCTATTCGTGGTGAGCACACAAGAAGTGGAGGACCTCATTCCTTTGAGGATGGTGGTTTAAGTTTCTGGACTGCACCTGCATCAGAAACACCAACAGCAACCAAGAAAATGATCCTCACCTCTGAGGGTGTTCTTGCAATTAATACAAACCCTAGTAACTCAACGACTTATCAGTTAACTGTTAGTGGTAAGATACACACAGACAATCAGTTGGTATCTACTGTTGCTACTGGTACTGAACCACTTGCGGTGACATCAACCACTATGGTTAATAACTTGAACGCAGACATGCTTGATGGTTATGAAGCACTTAACTTACCATACTTACAAGGTACAGTTAACCAATGGATCTTAGATGCAGGTGGTCAAGAGAGATTCTATTTCCAGAATAATAGTCATACATATTTAAGAACAGGTGATGATTTCTTCTTTAGAAATAATGGTGATCAAACATTTGCATCATGGGATGATGGTGGTAGAACACACTTCCATGAACCTGGTAGCAACAGCATTCAGTCAACATACAGAATGCAAATCACAGGTGACAATGGATTAAATATAAATGCGTCTGAAGGACTATCATCTGGTCAGAAGAGCACAGTTCTAAGAGCTGGTGGAGACAAACAGTACATTGACTCTTACGGAGTATTCAAACGTAACAGACAAACAATTGGTGAAAGCATCACTGTTGCAGCGACTGATAACTGTATGACTGCTGGTCCTATCACTATAAATAATGGAAATACTGTCACCGTAAGTAATGGTGGAAATTGGGTTATCGTATAAACAATGAGCACATTATCAGTACATAATTTACAGGGAATAGCAACTTATAATAATAAGATAGCGATTCCATCTGGACATAAATTGGGAGAAGGAACTGGAGAGTTTCGTTTGCCTAATTACGCAGGTAACGCAAAACCTAGTAATCCAGAAGTAGGAGATGTTATTCTCAATACTACAACTGCAACCCTAGAAGTTTGGACGGGAGATAGATGGGCAATTTGTGGTGGTGGTAATCGTGGTGGATCTGCAAGTAATGCTGCAAACTCTGGAGGAGACGCTTACGATCAAGGTAACCAAACATCAGGAACTGTATGGGTAACAATACCTGGCAGTGGAGCGTTTGAGTTTACTTACGATGCAACTGATAGATATGGAACTGGCGATAATGGTTGGATAAAATATGACGCTGCATTTTTTGGAGCAAATAATTCTGCCATAGCACATACTGAATATGGTAGTCCATCAACAATTATTCCTGCATGGAATACCAACAGCAGTAGCAGCACAAGTAACGATACTATTAGTTCGGGAACTCATAGAGTTGGAAGAGAGCAATCTCATGCTGGTGGTAACTCACTATCAACTATTAGATGTTCTTTACCTAGATTTACTAAAGCAAAATATATTGCATCTCGTACAGCGGGTGGAAGCCAGACTGCTGACTTTGGAGCATTTACACAAAACTTTAGTGGTATTGTAAATAACTCACCATACCAAAACAATGGTGCAGGATATTGGTCAGTTCTTTTTTCTGGTAACGCTAGTGGTAGTTTTAGTAGTGATATGTTAATTACAGATAATGGAGACTTACGAAGTGGTAACGGTTCTTATAGTGTAAATACTAACGTATTATCATTCGGAACAGAAAGAGGATCTGCTACTCAAATTCCACAAGCAATTTGGGGAACCACTGACGCATATAACGAGTATTGTTATACTACCTCTTGGGAAATTTGGTTACACTAAAGAATTATGGCATCTAGAATTAAAGTTGATGAAGTTACCAATACTGCTGGAAGTGGGTCAGTATCGTTTCCGTCTGGAGGTGCGTCTTTTACTGGTAATGTAAATATAAGTGGAAACATTGATTTTACTGGTTCACTCTTACAAAACGGATCCCCATTCGTAACTCTACCTACACAGGATGCAACGAACTTAGGTTCAGTTCTTAGATCTGGTGGTACATCCAATACAGCATATTGGGATACTACTAGTGGGGAAGGAACTGCAGAGGGTGCATCACAAGCAAGATATAAAGCAGGATTTAATATAACAAGAGGGTTTAGTTGTTGTGGATATCGTGGTTCACAGTCTTGGAGAAACGTTAATAGACTTGTACATGCTACATTTACACAAAGTAATTTGGGAGATCTAGCATCTCAATCAGGTGCATATATTGATGGAAAACCAAGTTCAACTATGGTTGGTTATATATTTGCAACTGGTAACGCATGGGACTCTACAACAGATTATGTCTCTAAACTCAATATGAATACTGAGACAAATGCTGGTCAAGCAACAAGCATGGCAGCAACTAGAAACCGTGCTACAACAATGTGTAAGGACTTTACTTTTGCATATGTTCATGGTGGAGGAAACTCTAGTCAATTAGTAAAATATAATCTTTCTACTGAAGCAAATAGTTTAAATACCACACACCCAGATGGTACTCAAAATAACCCTGCAGGAGGACAAGCTGCTACTGTAGGTTGGATAAGAGCTAGTGGTGCAAGATCATTTAATTTCTCTACTGAGAGTTTTGTATCATGGCCAGATTCACCAGGCACAGATGGAACTAACAAAACTTTATCAAGTAGAAATGGTTTCTCATACTGGAATACATCTGGTGGATATCAAACATCTAGTGACTGGCATTTAAGAGATTCTTATAATGGTGGTCGCAGAGCAAACGTTAGTAAAAACGGACTAACTACTGGTGAAGAATCAATGCACACAGGTAATGAATTTGGATTTATTTGTGGAATGTATGATGGTAACCAGAACAATAACGGTTATCTCTTTACCTATGCAAGTCATAGTTTCACGAGAGACAGTAGGATGGACAGATCAGGTCCTAGTGGAACTGCGTCAGCTGCAGGTATAGAGTTCGGAACTCTAATGTATGGATACACAGGAATGTAACTATGAGTGATTCAGTAACTAAAAAGTATTATCTAGCAAGACATTGCCCCGAAATTGATGTGTTAAACACTGTCGATTTAATGTGGAATATGTATGGTGTTACCGTATTTTCTATAAATGAAACATGGGTTAGAGATGTTCTTAAACTAACTCGTTCTTATGAAGAAATTACAGAAAATGTTGGTAGATGGGGTGTTAAACACTTTGCTGAAATTCGTGCAGTAGTTAAAGTTACAGATGAAGATCCATTATCCGATGATGAACTTTACGTAGTATCACAGTCAGGTCCTAAGACTGCTATTGAATTACCACAAGAAAGAATTGATGCAGCAATTGAGTTTATGAAATTGTCTGCAAAATTAATTATTGAAGATGAGTATGATAGAAAATTTTTATCACTTAAAGCAGAAGATTCTAAACTAGAACAGTATTTCTGGAACGCACAAGTAACAGAAGCAAACAATTTGGAGGGTGAAACACCCATACTAAATAGTATTGCTACCGCTAAAAACGTTGCGGTATCTGATGTTGCAGCATCTGTTCTTACAGGAAACAAAGCATTCAATGAGAAAGCACTAGCATTGTATGATGCAATGGTTGCACTCAAACAAAAATTTACAAACTGTGCTACAATAAAAGAACTCAACGTTCTATGGGAAGATTACTTAGGTGTTCCAATGCCACAGTCACAAGCTATAGAACTAGGAAACGTAGAAGAAGATGGTTGGACACCATTACCTATAAAATCTGGATTGCAATTCTAAACTATGAACATATCATCGGATGCCATTGAAGCCTTTGTAGAAGGCAATATGGACTTCGGGATGACACATGAACAAATTAAAAATTTTGTTGTCAACTCCCACGTAACTGACAAAAGAAAACTTCGTCAAGTTTTAATTGAAGTATCTACTCGTAATCATGAAAGAAAAAAACTTCTTTTAGATGTAGAGAGAAAACGAGTAAAGATAGAAGCATTAACTGCTAAATTAGAAGTAACAGAAGATCCATACGATAGAAAATTAATAGAAATAGATATCAAAGAATTTGAATTAGATATGGGTAGATTTAAAATTTCTATCCATCAACATGATAATGAGATGGAATGTTTCATGGAGTGGGTTAATAAAAATTATGGTGATATGTTAGACGTAGAGAAAGGTGCTGAGTATAACGAAGAAGAAGAAAGAAAGTATTGGATTGCTCGTATGGGTAAACAGGCAGCAATGGATGTATATGCTACAGGAAAGATAGGCGTTGGTAACTTAGATTCGATAGCGATGATGCGAGAAGATGATCAATATGCTACACTAAATATAGCAATGCAGTATGCTGGTTTGCTCAATTCTGGTATTGCTAAAATACAAAATGAGTTGAAACCTCAGATGGATAAGATGATGGTTGACGGATCTGCACCTCGTATTCCTACATTTGATAATGTAGAGGATAACTTGGATTTGAAACTTTATGAACAAATAGCTGGTAATGAACAAAAGAGTATTCAGTCTCCCGATCAACCCAAAATTAAGTGAAGAGTTTGTAGTTGATACATTCTTACCATTTTTAAAAGAATACCGAGAGTACATATTAGATCTATATTTTACATGTCGTATCCCTCCGTTTGATCAGGACGCTATGGGGGATACTTTTTTGTCCCCAGAAGCATTGACAGAATCTGCATGTTATATTTCAAATCAAGCTGATATACCTTTATCAGCAACGTTTAATAATATATGGGTTAGACCAGATCAAAAAAATCTAGACTTATGGATTAAGGAGTTTGCTCCTATCTACAACTCTGGAGTTAGAGTGGTCACTTTACCACATACATCATGGGTATCCACAGGACAAATAAGATCTGCATTTCCAGATTTGTTTATCAAGAACACTATACTACGAGAGGTAACAAAACCTAGTGAGATAGTGCAGTTAGCAGAAGCAGGATTTAATTATATAAACTTAGACCGTGATCTTATGAGAGATCGTGATCAACTATTACGTATACAAAAAGCAAAGGATTACTGTAAGTTTCTAGGTAAACCTGTCATGCTTTCTATGTTAGTTAATGAGACATGTTGGGGTGGTTGTCCTATCATGCCAGAACATTATCAATACAATGCCACAAGAACTAAAGATGATCCTATATTTTTTGCTAGTGCTATAAGTCGTGTGTCATGTTCTACATGGGACATTGAACATCCAGAAGCAGATCTTAAACAAGCAAACTTACCTCCATGGAGAGAGGACTGGCAAGAGATGCTTGATGTTGGGATTGATACTTTTAAACTACATGGCAGAGAAAGTATGATGAGGTTACAGGAGAGCATGGATCTCATTAAGAGATGGGCAGA